ATGCCGAAGCTGACCAAACGTACTATCGAAGCCGCAGAGATAAGAGCCTCTGAATATTTCCTGTGGGATGCCGAGGTGCCGGGCTTCGGGCTGCGCGTGTTGCCGAGCGGTCGCAAAGGCTACGTCGTGCAATACCGCGCCGGACGCCGACCACGGCGCATCAGCCTCGGTCCGAGCACGGTGCTCCCTTGCGAACAGGCGCGCACCCGCGCCATCACAATCATTGCCGCCGTTCGGAACGGCGACGACCCGGCCGCAAAGCGGGACACCGACCGGCAAGCGATCACGGTTGCCGAGCTCGCTGAGCGATTCGATCGCGAGCACATCTCGGTGCGGCTCAAAGAGAGCACGGCCAAAGGTTATCGGCGGATGATAGAGCGCACAGTGCTTCCGGCGCTCGGTCGCCACCGCGTGATCGAGGTCACCCGAGCCGACATCGCCGAGCTGCATCACAACATGCGGTACATCCCGTATGACGCCAATCGCTGCATGGAGATCATCTCCAAGATGTTCAGCCTTGCAGAGATGTGGGGACTGCGGCCGGACGGCAGCAACCCGCGCAAGCACATCAAAAAATACCCAGAGGAAAAACGTGGGCGGTTCCTCAGTGCTGCCGAGCTTCGCCGCGTTGGCGAAGTGCTGCGGGAAATGGAAGAGGAAGGCGTCGAATTGCCCGCTGGCATTGCCGCGGCACGACTGCTGATGCTGACCGGTTGTCGCCTCGGCGAGATCATGCGGCTGAGATGGGAGCACGTCGATATCGAGGGTCGGGCACTTCGTCTACCGGACTCCAAAACCGGAGCGAAGACCGTGCATCTGGGTCAGCCCGCCGTCGATGTACTAAAGGCGATCGAGCGGATCAAAGACAACCCGTGGGTCATCACCGGCACGCTACCGGGCGCACCGCTCTACGATTTGCAACCATTCTGGCAACGCGTGCGCGCGCGAGCCGGCCTGAAGGATGTCCGCATTCACGACCTGCGTCACACGTTCGCTTCGACGGCTATTGCTGCAGGCCAAGGGCTGCCGATCATCGGCAAACTCCTCGGACACACTCAAGTGCAGACGACGGCGCGGTATGCTCACCTGGCAGCCGACCCCATGCGGCTCGCCGCGAACCAAGTGGCGCAGGAGATCGCAAACAGCTTGAACAGGGGCGCCGCCTAATGCTGATTGTCAGAGCCGCCTCGCCGCCCAGATAACACGGCCAACGACATTTACCTCCTCGGCGCTGCGCTCATAGGCCTGGTACTCAGGGTTCACCGATTTGATGAGGACTTTTGGCGGATCCGAGTTGGGGATGTGCTCGATCCGCTTGGCGACGAGACCCATGCCGTCCCAGATCACGAAAATGCCTGGCGGAACGGGCACGCGCTGACTGGTATCGAGCAGGATTCGATCGCCGCTCGACAGCAGCGGCTCCATTGAGTCGCCATCGACGGTGATCATCCGGAGCTCATCGGGTGGCGCCCGAAACTCGTGCCGCACGACTGCCTCGGGAAACAACCAGGTCACCTTGGTCTCTTCGAGGCCGTCGTTGATCGCGCCGGGCCCGGCAGAAGCGCGCACATCGATCTCGGCAATACCGACGAAGCCGTTCGGTACGTGAGGCGTCGGCGCCTCGACACTCTCCCCGTCCGTAATGCGCTTCGACCGTGGCTTGCGCTGTGGCGCCTCGCGGTGGCGCAGCTTCGCCTCGTCCACATCGAGACGCTTCGCCAGTTGCTCACGGACATCCTCGGGCAAGACCTTCGGGGTTCCCCGCCAGATGAATTGGTGCAGGTACGCGGCATTGCGGCCGAGTCCGAGCGACAGGTGCTTCAGATCGGTACCGCGCTCCTGAACCAGCTTGAGGACGCGCGTCCGCACGGGATCGAGGTCCATGGCCTAACTCCTTGATTCGATTGGATAGGAAATTAACAACTTTTTCCAATTGACGCAATAGGCCGATTAGGATTTTCTACCTCCTATCATGACAACGAACAGCAGCCAGTTTCGCGAGCAGGTAGAGGCATTTCTGCAGGCTCACGGCTTCAAACCAACCGAATTCGGTCGCCAAGCCGTTGGCGATCGATCGTTCGTACTGAACCTGAGACGGGGCCGGTCCCCGACGCTGGCCACGGTCGACAAGGTCCTCTCGTTCATGACGGCCGTTGAGACAGCCGAACGCAAGCGCGCCGGCCAGCGGAGGTGCGCATGACCGATCGGCCGATCAAGCACCTCAATCAGACCGAGCTCTCGCGCCGCTGGAACATCTCGCCGCGCACGCTGGAGCGGTGGCGCTGGCTCGGCCAGGCGCCGCGATTTCTGAAAATCGGCGGCCGGGTCGTTTACCGCCTCGAAGAGATCGAGGCGTTCGAAGCGCAGCAGACGCGGGCAAGCACGACAGCCGACGCGTCGTCCCGGTCAATCGATCATCAAGCGGGCGCGATCTCAAGGACGGCATGACTATGGCGACTCGCATGACGAGCAATGTCACCCGGTTTCCTGCAGCCCGGCTGTACCTCAGCGAGATCGAACTGTGCGGCTGGCTCAGTCAAGCCGAGCCGGGCGAGACGATCGAATATCACCGCGGGTTTCTCGGGATCGATCGCACGCCCCACGGCCTGCCGATGCCTCCCAAGGATCGCGACGATTTCGTCAAGATGACCGAACGAGCCTTGACGCTCGCCGAGCAAGATCTTGTCCACCTCGTCCAGCGCCGGCTCGGCGCCGACACCTTCAGCTATCTCGCCATCGCGCGAAAACGGCGGGCCGGCGTGGCGCTCTCATTTTCCACCCTGTTTGCCGAGAAGGCCGCCTGATGACACTGGCGCTGACGATCTTTTGCGAGTGCAGGAGGCTGTCGTGAGCGACGCCTTTGCCAGCCACGGCATCGAGCATCTCTCGGCATCCTCGCTCAATCTCTGGGCGGCACAGCCGGCGCTCTGGATCATGGAGCGGCTTCTCGGCCGTCGCACGCCCTATGGCATTCACGCGGCGCGCGGCAAAGCCGTCGAGCACGGCGTTCATCTCGGGCTGAGCAATCCTCGCCTCGCGATTGAGGAATGCATCGAAGCGGCCGAGCGGGAGTTCATTCGCCAGACGGCATTAAGCGCCGACCCGCGGCGAGAGGAGGAGCGCAAGAAACTGGCCGGCTGGGTGCGCGGCGCTCTGGCCGAACTTCGCCAATACGGAATGCCCGACGGCTATCAGGAGAAGATCGATCTCCGACTCGATGACATTCCGATCCCGCTCCTCGGCTACATCGACTGGCGCTTTTCCGAACACGGACTGATCGTCGATCTCAAAACCACCGAGAGGTTTCCGCCGCACATTGGCGATGCCCACGGTCGCCAAGGCGCCGTCTATGCATCGGCGCACGGCAATTTCGGGATGCGCTTCGCCTACGCCAAGCCGGCGCCCGGCAAGACCGATCGGCGGCAAGTCACGGTCTACGAGATGTCCGGCGATGACGTGCGCTGTCACCTCGCCGCCCTGCGGGCGATCGCGCTGTCGCTCGGTCGATTCCTCGCCATCTCGAACGACCGGCACGAGCTCGCGGGGATGATCGTTCCCGACTTCGATTCGTTCTGGTGGTCCGAACCGGCCGCGCGCGCGGCGGGGCGGGAAGTCTTTGGTTTCTGAAACGACTCTCAACGCGAAAGGAGAAACGCAATGGGTCTCAACATCGGCGGTTCCGGCATCGTCAAGCCCTACGTCAAATACAATGCCAAGGCGGACAAGTGGTTCGTGCGCTCGCCGGAAGGCGGCGACGCGGAAATCACGCGTCCCACCTTCCTGATCGACCTCAAGAACATCCGCACCGGGTGGCTGCGCTTCCGCGAGGGCCAAGCGCCCGAGCGCGTCATGGACCCATCGCTCGACCGCGTCGCGCCGAGCCCGGCCGAGGACTTCAAGCGCGGCTTCGTGGTCACGGCGTTCAGCCAGAAATTCTTCGGCGGAGCAGTCGAGTTCTCGTCCGCATCGATCCACCTCTCGAACGCGCTGCGCGACGTCTATGCGGCGTATGAGGACCAGAGCGGCAAGGCCGAGAACCGCGGCAAGGTCCCGGTGGTCGCCTGCACCGGCTCCGATCCGATGAAGGACAAGTACGGCACCAACTACCGGCCCCGCCTGGAAATCGTGAAGTGGATAGATCGTCCGGCGGGAATGGCGGACGCAAGCCCGGTCGATGATGCAGATGTCTGGAAGAGTAATGCGCCTGCCGCGTCGCCGGGACCCGCGCGGCACGTCGCACCACCGGCTGCACCACCGGCTGCGCCGACTGCGACGCCGGCCATCGATCCGGCCCTCGAAACGGAATTCTGATCATGAACCTTGGGCACAATGGCGGCCACGCCGGCGCGCTGCTCGTCGACTTCGTCGAGGGCGTCGAGAAGCTCGAAGAAGAGAAGCGCCTGGTCGCGGAGCATATTCGCGAGACAAAGATTCGCGCCAGGCGCGCCGGCTTTGATGTCAAGGTGCTCAACCAGATGCTGCGCGAGCGCCGCATGTCGGCGCTCGAACGGCAGGACTTCCAATCGCTGTGCGAGCTCTACCGCGCGGCGCTCGGGATGCTCGACGGCACGCCATTAGGCGAAGCGGCGCGCAAGCGCCTCATGGGCGAACTGCCGCCGGAACCAGAAGAAGGTCCGCCCGGTGACACGCCGGCGCCGACGTCGGGTCAACTCGGCCAGGACGAGATGGAAACGGCGCGCGCGGCCGGATGCGAGGCAGCGCGCGCAAGCAAGCGGATCGTCGACAACCCGTATCTTTCCGACGACCCGCGGCGGGCAGCGTGGGACGAGGGCTGGTGTGCCGAGACCGGCACCGACGGCATGGAAGTGCCCGAGGCGTGGCGGCGTCGCAAATCGAAGGAAAAGCGCGAAGGCGCGCCGGACGAGGAGTCCTCCGATCCGAAGCCGGATGGTGATGATGGCGACGGAGGCGCGGCATGAGCGCGGTCCATCCGCTTGCCGACGAGCTGATTGGCTCGCTGACGGAGAACGGGACGTTCACGCGCGAGGAAGCGATTGCGTTGCTCCGATCGGTTACGGCCGATGACAATGAGTCGCTTCCCGACAGCATCGAGCGGGTGGTCACTTGGGCGCGGCGCGTCCGTGTCGAGCACGAAATCCTCGCCACGATCCTGACTCTCGGTACCCACGGAGCCGTTGAGATTCGTCCATCGGCCGAAGGCGACGGCGTGACGATGCGCCCGCTCCTCGATCCGAGCGCGTATGAGATTTGCCCATGAGACGCGACGTGCCCATGCCGGCATCGCACCGCGTCGACGAGATGCGCAGCGCAGTGGATTCGCTCAAAGCGTTCGCCGATGTCCTAATGCCGACGGATGCCGAGGAGCCGATCCTGGCGCCGAGCGTTCGCGCCGCCGTGTTCGAGTGGCTGACTGAGGTACGCGCCGCTGGCGATCTTGCCGATGCAGGACTCAAACCTCGTCGCACCGCGTTGCTCTACGGGCCGCCGGGTTGCGGCAAGACCACGCTCGCGCACCATTTCGCGGCGCGTCTCGGTCTGCCGCTCGCCTGCGTGCGCTCGGAAAGTCTGATCGGCAGTCTTCTCGGATCGACCGGGCAGAACATCGGCAAGCTGTTCGACGCCATGGCCGCGACCGAAGGCAAGGTCGTTATCTTCTTCGACGAGGTCGATGCGCTTGGCGGCCGGCGGATGGACGATCAAGGCGCCTCTGTCGAACGCGCCAGTTCACTCAACGTGCTGCTGCGCCGGATCGAGCGGTTCAACGGCACCGCGCTTGCCGCCACCAATCGCCAGGACTTTCTAGACCCGGCCCTTTGGCGCCGGTTCGATATGCAGATCTCCGTCGATCTTCCCGGGTCCGACGAACGCTTCGCAATTCTTCGCCGTTATGCCGCGCCGTTCCAGCCCACCGACGACGACATCGATCTGCTTGTCAAACTCACGGGCGGAGCCTCCCCGGCGCTGCTGCGCGGGCTCATGGAGGGCGTCAAGCGCACGTTGATTGTCGGACCGAAGATCGGCCGAAGCACCGACGATCCGATCGCGGTGTTCGGCTCCGTCGTTGCTGCTGTAGCGCCGGCTCCCGAATACACGCCACCGCGCCTGTGGGCCGTAGCGGAAGCCGTCAGCGAGCTCGATGCCTTCACCTGGCCGATGCCGCGCCGTGACGCCGCATGACAGATGCCATGTCAACCGCCGTGACGCCAATTCTCGAACCCGATTCCGCTGCGATGGCACGCCAGCTGCAGCACCTCGTCGAAGGCGATCTCGACGGCGCGCACAACGGGACGATCGAGCTTGCCTGGAACGATCCCCGCGGCGCGCTCTCCTGTGCGGAAATATTCGGCACCGACGAGATCGATGAGCTGATCGAGCGCGCCGTCGCGCTCAATCGCACCCCTGGCGTCAACGTCTATGTCGGCGCGGCGCTGCGCCGTCCTGATATGTCCAAAGGCCGCAGGGCGTCGGACAGCGATTTCTTCGCCGCGCCTTGCGCGTGGTCGATGTCGATGCGGATACGGTTACCCCGGCCGTTGCTTGTGCCAAGCGGCTCGGCGCCCCGCCAACAATGACCGTTGTCACCGGCCGTCACCCGCATCTGCGCGTGCAGATGTGGTGGAGATTGCACGAACCCTGCCGCGACTCGGCCGCGCTGCGCGCACTCTGCGCCGCGGCGGCAAGCACGCTCGGCGGCGATCCGAGCGTTGCCAATCCCGGGCGCGTGTTGCGGCTTGGCGGCTCGGTCGCATGGCCCAAGAAGGAAGGCCGAGTCCTTGAACGCACCGAGGTGCATATCCCGCGCGACGGCCGGCCGGATGATTATTTCTTCGAGCAGCTCGTGCGTACGTTCGCCCCAGGCCCGGAATTGCTCGCGCAACCTGCTGTTCGCGCCGCTTTTTCGAACGCGGCTCCCACCGCCCAAGACGATGCTCCGGCGGAAAGCGGAACGCTCGCTATCGGCGGCTTGTCCGTCGATGCAGCATTGGCGGCAGTTCGGCGCGGTAACCGCTGGCACGATCATGCGGTGCGGCTCGTTGCCCACTGGGTCGCGCGCGGCTGGTCCGACGTGGAGATCCTTGCGACTGCCGAAGGCCTCACGCGTCCGGGTTGGACGCACGACCAAACATGTCGCGACCTTGCGCGCATGATCGAGGGCGCGCGCCGCAAGTGGAATCTCCGCAACCCCACGCATGAGATTAGCGAAGCCGAGCCTCCGCCGCCTCCCGATATCGCCTGGGTGGAACGCCTCGACGCGGCGATGATCCCGCGGCGGAGATGGCTGATCGGCTCATTCGCAATCCGCGGTCATCTTACGGTGCTCGTCGCGCCGCCCGGCGCCGGCAAGTCGACGCTCGGTGTCGCGCTCGCGGTGGCCGCCACGGCGGGCCGTGACGATCCGATCGCCGAAATCGTGCACGAGCGCATCAAGGCGTGGGTTTGGAACAACGAGGACGACCTTGATGAGCTGCGCCGGCGCCTCGCCGCGGTTATGCAACACTGGTCGATCGGCATCGAAGATATCCGCGGTCGTCTCGGGCTCAACTCGGGTGCGGATCGGCCAATCCTTGTCGCGAGAGCGAACCGCGACGGCCGCGTCGTGCGTCTGCCCGACATCGATGCGATTGCTGAAAGAGTAAAGGCAAACGACATCGCGCTGCTTGTCATCGATCCCTTTGTCGAAACCCACGAGGTCGACGAGAACGACAACGCGCAGATCCGGATCGTCGCCGGCATGTGGCGCGACGTTGCTCGTCGCGGCGATTGCGCCGTTGTGCTCGTCCACCACACCGGCAAGCCGCCGACGGCATCGGCGGACGCCTGGGCAGGCTCGCTCTCGGCGTCTCGCGGCGCGTCTTCGCTTGCCGGCATCGCCCGCATCATGCGCACGCTGTTCGCCATGTCGAAAGCCGATGCCGAAGCGCTCGGACTCGATCCAGCCGACCGCCATGCCTGGGTGCGGCTCGACGACGCCAAGGCAAATCTTTCGCTCGCGACGCCAAAGGCGAAGTGGTTTCGCCGAACGAGCGTGATTATCGCCAATGGCGACGAAGTCGGCGTGCTGGCGCCAGGCGATCCGGCGCCGCCGGAAGAATCAAAGCCGGACCCCGATCTGGAGGCTGCGGTCATTGCCGAGATCGATCGGGCCTGGCGCGCCGGCGAACCCTATGGGGCGCATCCGCGGTGCGGCGACCGCTTCTATGGTCGCTCGCTCCCGCGCCGGCTCGGCAGGAGCGCAAGCGCCGTGCGGGACGCTGTCGAAGCGCTGCTCATCCGTCGCCTTGTCAGAGAGGTCGTCCATTCCCATCGGCTCAAAGGGCTTCAGGTCGCCCGCTTCGATGAACGCGGGGCGCCCGATCCGGAACACGGGGAGGCGCCCGATGGCGAATGAGACAGGCGCGCAAAGATCCCGGAAACTTCGGAAACATGCTCAGCAAGCCTTTGATTTCATTGATGCGGTATCTTCTCGGAAACGTGGAATCTTGCTCTCCAAGCTGTTGATTTTGCTTGTTTGGAAATTTGGAAACTTCCGGCTCCCCCTACGGGGGAGAAGCGCGTCGCGCCGTGTTGCGCGCGCCGCGCTCTCGTCGGGGGATGTCCGATGACGGGCATCCTCGACCCTCTGGCGCAGGCATCTGTCGAATGGCTTGATGAGATCGTCATCGGCTTCGAACGCAAGTGGGGCATCGACCGCCTCGCCAAGCTCGTCGATCCCGCCCTCGCCGTTCGGTTCCGCGCGCAGGCCGACAAGCTCAACGAGGCGCTAAGCTCCGCTCGGCCAGACGCCGTCAAAGCACAAGCGGCGGCGATGGTGCGTGCCTGGTGTGCTCTCGATGCCGCCGCGACTGCCGCGAGCGCAACTCCGTTCTCGCCGCTTGTTTGGGAAACCACGCTGCCTTCGAGCGGTGAGATCGTCGCGATCGTCCGTGACGAAGACGAGACGCTCGCAATTGCAAAGGACCGCCGCGGAGCAGTGTGGACGCTCGCCGAAGTCGCAATCGCGATCGAAGCATTCGGCGAGCAGGTTCGCGCAACGAAAGCGGCGTTTCCAGGCGCGCTGGTCAAGGCGGTACGACCGCGATCACTCAACATCGACGCGACGCCGCGCCCGCACCAAGTGGGTCCAAGCAAGCAAACAACGCGAACCCCGCGCCTCGCCGGCGGCAGATGGCCATCGGTCGCTGGAGCAACAAGCCGCGCGCCGCCGTTCAACACACCGTCCACGAAATCGCCCGTCGATTGGGAACGCGGCGACGAGATCCCGTTCTAGGCCCGCACTATGAGCATTGCTTCGAGGGAGCCCCCGCATGTCTTTGAGTTTGTCCACCGCTCGCACAGATGCAACCCCACCCTTCGTCGGCGTCGCCTCGCGCGCGATCCTCTCGCTCGACCTCGGCACCACCACTGGCTGGGCGATGCAGCTCGCGGACGGCAGGATTGAAAGCGGAGCCACCTCGTTCCGTCCAAGCCGCTACGACGGCGGCGGCATGCGTTACCTGCGCTTCCGCAGCTGGCTCGCCGGCATCGTCTCGGATGCGGCGGGCATTGAAGCAATCTACTTCGAAGAGGTCCGCCGGCACCTCGGCACCGATGCCGCGCATCTCTATGGCGGCTTTCTCGCGACATTGACCGCCTGGTGCGAGCAGAATGCAATTCCCTACGAGGGCGTGCCGGTCGGAACGATCAAGCGTCACATTACCGGCAAGGGCAACGCCGACAAGCAAGCCGTGATCGAAGCCGTTCGAGCGCGCGGATATCGCCCGGCCGACGATAACGAGGCGGACGCCATCGCGATCTTGCTCTGGGCGATCGAAACCCACGGAGGCGTGCGGTGACGCGCATGCGCCTTCCCGAGCGGCGTCCGAATTTCACGACCGAGCTCGAATTCGAGAACCGGACCTATTCGGTCACCTTGGGTTTCGATGTCCGCAGCGAGCACGTTGCCGAGGTGTTCACGCACGGCGCCAAGGTCGGGTCCGGCATGGATCGTCTTATCGACGATGTCTGCGTCACGCTCTCGCTGCTGCTTCAGTACGGCGTCGAGCCGGCATCGCTTGCCGCGAGCATGGGGAGGCTCGGTGACGGCAACTCGCCCGCTTCGATCGTCGGCGCTCTCGCGGATTTGATTGCGCGCGAGTCTCAAACATGAGGTGGATCCTCAAAGGCTATGGCGGGCGCCGCACAGCGCCTGAGGACATCAAACGCGACGGCTGGCGCGACCAGAACATCCTGGTCGTCAACGCCGACGACAATCGCCTGACCTGGCCCGAGCGCGAATTCATCCGGCAGATCGGCGACAAGCTTTACGGCCGGCAGGAGACCAAGGAGGCGCATCATGGCTGAGCAGGCTTGGACGCCTTCGCTGATCGAAGAGCGGTTTGTCGAAGCGGCCGACGTCATGAAGCGGCTGCCCGACGTGCGCGTGCCGGGCTACTTCAACACGTGGCCGAAGGCCCTCCAGGAGTTTGCCGATCTCGTCGGCCAGGATCCGCCACAGCTGCGCCGCCCTCGTCCCGCGCCGGATGCCATCAGCCGCATGGAAGAGACCCTCGGATGGCTCGTCTGGCTTGAGCCGGTTGACGCCAAGATCGTGTGGCGCAGAGCAAGCGGCGAGCGCTGGAAGGCCATCTGCTGGACCGTCGGTCTGGCGCGGTCGGCTGCCCACCAGCACTGGCTCTATGCTCTTTGCGTGATATCGCTACGGCTAAGTGGGCGGCGGATTCCAGGCAAACGCTCGCGGCAGTTCGTAGTCGAGCGAACGCACGCGGAGAAGCCGTGAGCACACAATAGAAAAGTGTCCGCCGGACAGTTTTCGCTCTGACAAATTCAGCGGATTTCGGCATCGTTGCGGACATGATCGCGAGAGTCGCGCGCGACGCAAAGTCGTCGCTAGCCCCGCGGATCGTCCCCCCAGTCGAGATGTCGTTGCCGCATGGCGCCGAGACTGCCGGATACGGTCGAACATTGGCCGCTCGACCGGCTGATTCCATACGCACGCAATGCCCGCACGCACGATGACGACCAGGTGGCGCAGATCGCAGCCTCGATCGTCGAGTTCGGCTGGACCAATCCAATCCTGGTCGATTCGGGAGGCAGCGTCGTTGCCGGCCATGGCCGCTTGCTCGCCGCGCAAAAGCTCGGCCTCGAGGCGGTACCCGTCATCGTCCTTAATCACCTGACGCCGGCGCAACAGCGCGCTTACGTCATCGCCGACAACAAGCTTGCGCTCAACGCCGGCTGGAACGACGAATTGCTCGCAGCCGAGTTGCACGTGCTGAACGGCGACGGTTTCGATCTCGCACTCACCGGCTTCTCCGCACACGAGCTCGATGGACTCCTGGCGCCGCTCGACGATGGAGCGGAGAACTCGGATGACCTCGACGAGGACCCCGCAGACGAAACGCTTTCGACGTCCCGCGACGCAATTTCGCGAAGCGGCGATCTGTGGGTGATCGGCAATCACCGACTGTTGTGCGGCGACAGCACCGATCGAGCTGCCATCAAACGGCTGATGCAGTCCGAGCGCGCGGCGCTCGTGTTCACGTCACCGCCCTACGGCAACCAGCGCGACTACACGACCGGCGGCGTGAGCGACTGGGATGCGCTCATGCGCGGCGTGTTCGCTGCGCTGCCGGTCAAAGATACCGCACAGGTCCTGGTCAATCTCGGTCTCATTCACCGCGACAACGAGTGGCAGCCGTATTGGCAGGCGTGGCTCGACTGGATGCGCGAGCAAGGTTTTAGGCGCTTCGGCTGCTACGTCTGGGACCAAGGCCCGGGACTGCCCGGAGACTGGAACGGACGCCTCGCGCCGGCTTTCGAGTTTGTCTTTCACTTCAATCGCAAGGCGCGCAAGCCGAACAAGATCGTGCCCTGCAAATGGGCCGGCCACGTCAACGATGCGCACGGCGGCATCCGCCACAAGGACGGCCACGTCGGCGAATGGACGCACGCCGGGCAAGGCGTCCAGGACACGCGCATCCCCGACAACGTCATTCGCATCACGCGGCACAAGGCGCGCGGCATCGAGACCGAGCACCCGGCCGTCTTTCCGGTGGCGCTGCCGGAATTCGTGATGCGCGCCTACTCAAGCGAGCGCGAAATCGTCTACGAGCCCTTCGCCGGTTCAGGCACCGGCATCATCGCGGCGGAACGCGCCGGACGGCAGATGAGGGCGATCGAGCTCGCTCCCGAATACGTCGACGTTGCGCTCCGTCGGTGGCGCAAGCTCTTTCCCAATCAGCCAGTGATCCTCGATGGCGAAGGCCAAGACTTCGAAGCGGTCGCGCACCAGCGCGGGGTCGCAATCCCCGGCGACGAGTGACCTGCTGAAGGTCGAGCTCTGGCCGATCGATCGGCTCCTGCCTTACGCGGCGAACGCGCGAACGCACCCGCACGAGCAGGTCGCCCAGATCGCCGGCTCGATCGCGGAGTTCGGCTTCAACGTGCCGTGTCTCGTCGACGACCGCGGCGTGCTGATCGCCGGCCACGGCCGGTTGCTCGCCGCCAGGCGACTTGGTCTCGCCGAGGTCCCGATCATTCGACTCGCGCACTTGTCGGATGCGCAGGCGCGCGCGTTTCGCCTAGCGGACAATCGCATTCAGCTCAACAGCGGTTGGGACGAAGCGTTGCTTGCCGCCGAGACCGACCGGCTCAAGGAGGATGGCGTCGATCTCGAGCTGCTCGGCTTTGCCGAGGACGAGATTGACCGATTGTTCGCCGGGCTCGACGGCGATGCGAGCAGCGCCGCGGTCGAAGATGCTGTTCCCGATCCGCCGACTGTGCCCGTCACGCGCCCGGGCGATCTGTGGCTGCTCGGGAAACATCGGTTGCTGTGCGGCGATGCAACGACTGCCAATGATGTTGAGCGATTGCTCGACGGCGCGCGACCGCACCTGATGGTGACGGATCCGCCCTACGGTGTGGAGTACGATCCGACTTGGCGCAACGAAGCCGGCGTTTCGGCGACAAAACGAACCGGCAAGGTCAACAATGACGACCGCGCCGACTGGCGCGATGCCTGGGCGCTGTTTCCCGGCGACGTCGCTTACGTGTGGCATTCGGGCGTCCGTAGTCGCACGGTCGCTGAAAGCCTGGAAGCGTGCGGCTTCAATATTCGTGCTCAGATCGTCTGGGCTAAGCCGCGGCTTGTGTTGGGGCGCGGCGATTACCATTGGCAGCACGAACCCTGCTTCTACGCGGTCCGCAAGGGTGCCACCGGACACTGGCAGGGTGCTCGCGATCAGGCAACGCTCTGGGCCATTGGAACTGCTGATGATGAGGACGAGGCAACTGTTCACGGCACGCAAAAGCCGGTCGAGTGCATGCGTCGCGCCATCATCAATAACAGCGCAAGAGGCGACGCCGTGTATGAACCTTTCGCCGGCTCGGGGTCGACCCTGATTGCCGCCGAATCGGTCGGCCGCGTTTGTCTCGCGATGGAAATCGATCCGCGCTACTGCGATGTGGTCATCGGGCGTTGGCAGCATCTCGCCAAAGGCCCCGCAAGACTTGCGGACGACGGCCGCAGCTTCGCCGACGTCGCGGCCGAGCGATCCTGAACCCGGTGCATGGTCTGGCTTTACATTCCGCCGGCTGCGATCCGGGCAGCGATGCACGGCCACTGTTCGGCCTCTCGCTGTGCGCCGGCGCCGGCGGACTCGATCTTGGCTTGCACCTCGCCCTCGGCGGATATCGGACTGTGGGTTACGTCGAGCGGGAAGCCTACGCGGCGGCCGTTCTCGTGGCCCGGATGGAAGTCGAGGCCCTGGATCGGGCTCCTGTCTGGGACGATGTTGCCGGCTTCGACGGCCGCGACTGGCGCGGCGGCGTGGACATCGTCCTTGCTGGCTATCCGTGCCAGCCGTTCTCGATCGCGGGACAGCGCCGGGGCGCGGCCGACCCCCGGCACCTATGGCCGCACATCGCTCGCATCGTCGCGGAATGCGAGCCGCACTTCGTCTTTCTGGAAAACGTCTCTCATCATCTCCGGCTTGGATTTCCCGAAGTCGCCGGATGCCTGGTCGGCATGGGCTACCGCTTTGCGGCGGGACTCTTCACGGCGTCGGAAGTCGGCGCTCCGCACCGGCGCGAGCGGCTGTTCGTGCTTGCCTGCAGGGAGCGCGACGCAATGGCCGACCCCGCGCGCCTGCTCAGGGGCCCGTTCGAGCGGCGGCAACCGGACGGAGCTCCTGCGGCTGTGGCCGACGCCACGCGCAAGCGCAAACGAGAACCGGCAAGCAAAGCCGTCCCCCTCGCAAGAGGCGGGCCGGCACGGAATAAATCTCGCGACGACGGCCGCGTTGTGGCCGACACCGAAGGCTTGCGACGGCGTGAAGCCGAGCGCCGGAAAGCGGCGCGGTTCCGATCTGCCACACCGTTCGCAGATGTGGGGCACGCCATCGGTGGCCGATGTGGACGGCGGCCGGATGCATCGGAGCGGCGCCCGCTCGAACGAACTGCTGCTGAAGGGCCAAGCGGTCCGGCTGGCGGAATTCTGGGCGACACCCACGGCGCGGGACCATCGCTCGATTCATGCGAGCTTGGAAACCCGGGAGCGCAACAGTCGGCCACTGTCGGAGCAGGCCGGCGATTTCTGTTCCCGCCGGGGCCAGCCGACGAAAACGGATGGCGGGAAGTCCTCCGCGGCGAACCGCACCTTGAACCCGCTGTTCGTCGAGGCGCTGATGGGCTTGCCTATCGGGTGGACCGGCTTCGACTTTGCGGAAACGGAGTGGCGCCGCTGGTTGCAGCGCATGCGTTGCGAACTCTCGCGGCTCAGCTCGCCGCCGTCTGAAAGCGGCGACGAGCTGGCACTGTCCTTTGATCGTCAAGACGCGATTCGGTAAACGCGTCCGCGCTCCTCGATCTTTTCGGACTGCACGTCCAGCCCGAGTTTCTTCTTGAGCGCGCCAGCGATTGCTCCCCGTACTGTGTGCGGTTGCCACTCGAACTTCTTCCCGATTTCCTCGATCGTGGCGCCCTCGGGCCGCTTGAGCATTTCGATCAGCTGCGCCTGCTTGCTGCCAGCGCGCCTAACCGCGGGAAGGACGTTCCAGCTATCGGCATTCGCCTTGGCGAGCGGGTGGCCGCTGGCGGCGAGGTCGTTGATGTGGACGGCCAGGGAACTGGCCTCTTCGGTCTCGTCCGCGGTTGCCGCGATCTCTTTGGGATCGATGCCGAGCGCGTCGAAGGCAGCCCGCGTGACGCGCAACGTCATCTTGCCGTGGTTCTTGTCGTGGCGCCAAACCGTATCGTCGCGTGTGGCGCGCACTTCCTTGATGAGCTTCTTCTTCAGGAGGCTCTTGAGCACGTTGCCGGCGGCGTTGCCCTTGAGCTTAGCATTGACCGGAAACACGCAGCGGTCGCCGCGTTGGCATGCGGCGGAGAGAACGACGAGTTGAGAATCTGAAAGCTGTGCCATGATGGTGGCTCCTGTAGTCGAGCCGCGACCGTCGCGGCCCTTCTACCACCCCAAGCCCCGGCTGCTTGTTGCAGCGCGGGGCGGTGCGGCGCCGGACAAATTCAGGCGTCGGCTTCTGCCAGAATCTCGCAGTCGGTGACGAAGCCGAGCAGGTAGGGCAGTCCCTTTGGAATGCCGGTCTCCCGCGAGACATGGCGGTCTATCGTCCAAGTCATCCATCGCTCGACCGCGACATCGATCGCGCCGCGCAGGGCAAGCCCCTCGAACAGGCCGTTTGCAACATCGTCGGCAAAGTGCCGGCCCTGGCGGCTGTCGAGGAAATCGCGCACCGCGAAATCTGGGCTGCCGGTAACTTTGCCGATGGCGGCCATGGCGATCGGCCAAGCTTCCGCGGAGTCTGCGTGGTGGCGGATGCTGCCGAAAAAACCCCAGGCTTCGTTGTTGGTTGGCAGTGTTGACGATTTGCTCATGGAGTCCTCCTTTTGCGATCAACCTGTCTTTTCTGTCAGCGCCAGCGCCGCGGCGTGATTGGCTGCGAGATCCAGCCGCCAATTCATGTTCAGATTTGAAATGTCGTTGACGAACCAGGAGATCACTGACACCGGTGTCGTGTCGCGGCTTTGAGCGGCTTTGCCAGCCACATCAAGGAATTGTTCTCTCCGGCGCTTCAATTCGCGGGTGAATTTCTCGGCGTTCTCGATGGCGTTTTGCATCCACTCGGCGGCGGAGGAGACCGCCATCGATCTTAGCATCTGCTCCCTGTCGTCTTTCCTGGTGGCGTTCATCGTCATGGCGTCCTCCGTTCTTGATGGCGCCATAGAGGCGCTGCTTCGAAGCGGAGCCAAGTTAATAATCGCGGCACTTGATTGTTTTCTGCGTGTGGCTCGCGAGCCACTTCCCGGAAGCCTGAGGGTTTGCTTCGAATGGGCCAGCCACGGACCAACCGCGGGAAACAGCGCACACCGCGCCTTTCGATGCTTGGCAATCGGACGACGCTGCTCGACACCCGTTCGGCATTGCCTGCGGCGAAGACGACGAACCCGTTCTATCTCAGGCCGGAGTGGCGTGCGCTTGTCGCCGAGATCATGCGCGAGCGCGGCGCCAGGTGCGAAGACCCCTCGTGTCGCTCTCCGGGCCGCACCGGCGTGAGAGTGTTCGGCGATCACATCGTCGAGCTGCAGGATGGTGGCGCGCCGCTCGACAAGGCGAACGTGATGCTCCGCTGCGGCTCATGCCACACGCGCAAGACCCACGTGGAGCGCGCAAGAAGGATGGGAGCCTGAGGCGGAGGGGGTTTAAATCCCTCGGAAGCCGCCGGGCAGCAACCGCGCGCTTCCTCACGCGCAGAAATTTTTTTCGCCAGCCGGGCCGAGTATTTCCCGCCCTATAAAAAAGGGGGGTCACCCGACGCAATTCCACAAGGTCAGACGATGGCTCGCCCCGCATTCGCTCCGAGCGCCGAACAGCGCAAGGAAGTCGAGATCATGGCCCGGTATGGGATCCCGGAGGATGACATCGCGCTCGTGCTCGGGGTCGACCCGAAGACGCTGCGCAAGCATTTCCGGCTCGAACTCGATATCGCTTTCGTGAAGGCCAATGCGAAGGTGGCCGAATCGATCTTCCTGCAAGCGGTCGGCGCGCCGGCGCAATACTACCCAGCGGGGCATCCCGAGGTCGGCAAACTGATGCGGGCCGAGCAAACCCGCGTGCTCGCTGCCGGCATCTGGTGGGAACGTACCCGCGGCGGGCGCTCGGAGTACGCGCCGCTCCGGCCAAAGCCGCTCGGCAAGAAAGAAGCCGCACGCCTCGCTGCCAGCAATGCAGCGCAGGGTACCGATTGGTCTGAGCTGGTCGACGAGAGCCGGGCCAATTGACGTGGGCGTTTGCGTGTCCCGATTGGGAAGAGCGGCTTCGGAACGGACGATCGCTGATCCCTGACCTGCCGCTTGACCGGAAGGAGGCGCGCCGGGCCATAGCGATCTACAACAAGCTGCGGATTCCCGATGTCGCCGGCACGCCGTCATTCGGAGAGGTCGGAGCCGAGTGGTTCCGCGACATCATCGCGGCGATCTTCGGCTCCTACGACATCGAGACCGGTGTCCGGCACGTCCGCGAAAGCTTCAACCTCGTCCCGAAGAAGAACAGCAAGACCACGAACGGCGCCGCCCTTATGGTGACGGCGCTCCTGATGAACCGCCGTCCGCGCGCGGAATTCCTGCTGACCGGCCCGACCCACGAGGTGTCCGAGCTCGCGTTCAATCAGGCCGCGGGTATGATCGAGTGCGACCCGGATGGCTTCCTGCAAAAGCGGATGCACATCCAGGAGCATCTGAAGGCCATTACAGACCGGCGCACGAAGGCGCGGCTTAAGGTCAAGACTTTCGACGCCAGCGTCGCCACCGGCCCAAAGCCAGCCGGCGTGCTGGTCGACGAGATGCATCAGATCGGGAAGATCAATAACGCCGACAAGATCATCGGCCAATTGCGCGGCGGGCTGATTTCGCAGCCTGAAGGGTTTTTGATCTTCATCACCACGCAGTCGGACGATCCGCCTGCCGGGATTTTCCGCGACGAGCTGATGAAGGCGCGCGCGATCCGGGACGGCCGCGCCAACGGACCGATGTTGCCGGTGCTGTACGAATTTCCGGACGAGATCATCAAGTCCGGCACGTGGCGCGATCCGGCGAACTGGCCGATGGTTACGCCCAACCGCGACCGCTCGGTCACGATCGCGCGGCTGGTCGAGGATTTCGAGGCGGCACAGATCGCCGGCGAGAAGGAGGTCCGCCGCTGGGCCAGCCAGCACCTCAATATCGAGATTGGCCTCGCGCTCAAGTCCGACGACTGGGCCGGCGCGCACCATTGGGAGAAAAACGCCGAGCCGGCGCTTACGCTCGACGAATTGCTGGCGCGCAGCGAGGTCGCGACGATCGGGATCGATGGCGGCGGCCTCGACGACCTTCTCGGGTTGGCCGTGCTTGGCCGCGCCCGCGAACCGAGCGCCGACGCCCAATCGCGTAAATGGCTGCACTGGGGCCATGCCTGGGCGCACGAGGCGGTGCTGGAACGCCGCAAGGATATTGCCGCTCGGCTGCGCGACTTTGAGGCGGACGGCAACCTGACGATCGTGAAGCGCGTCGGCGACGACGTGATCGAGGTTGCCGACATTGTCGAACAGGTACGCGACTCCGGTCTCCTGCCGGACAAAGCCGCCATCGGGGTAGACCCGGTGGGCATCGGCGCCATCGTCGACGAGCTCGCCGAGCGCAACATCGATGCGAGTCCCGAAGCCGGGATCATCGTCGGGGTCCCGCAGGGCTGGAAACTGAACAATGCGATCAAGACGGCCGAGCGCAAGCTTGCGGGCGGTGACCTGGTTCACGGCGGAGCGCCGCTCATGGCCTGGGCGGTCGGTAACGCCAAGGTCGAGCCGCGCGGCAACGCGATCACCATTACCAAGCAGGCGGCGGGCTACGCCAAGATCGATCCGGTGATGGCGTTGTTCAACGCGGTGGCGCTGATGGCGATGAACCCGCACTCCGGGGGCATCGGCGAGGGCATCATCATTCTCGGCAGCGCGTGAAGCAACTCACGCCGAGTCGGCTTGAATTGAGCGCACACGGATATCACTCGTGCGATGCAAAGGCTTGGCGGGCTTTTCGGTCGTGACTAGCTCTTCGGCGCCGGCGCTTATGGCCGCGGCGACATGCAGCGCGTCGAGTGCCGCCATTCCGAACTTCTCGCCTATCTCGTAGGCATGCCGTACCACAGCATCGGTGTTCGATGGCCAGTAAGTAACGGCGCGAAAGAATTCAAGGTAGAATTCCGCCTCGTCGGTCTTTCGGTTGAAAAGAGCCTTCGGCAACACTTCGAGGCGGATGAATTCGCTTGAAGCGAATGAACGGTTTGGATCGTCAAGAATTGCCATCGCCTGTGCGGACACTTCTGTTCTGCCGCGGGCCGCGGCAATCAGCACGCCGGCATCGATAAAGGTGATTATCATCAGCCGCGCTGCTCGGCCTCGCCTCGGCGTTCGGCAACCTCGTGTTCAATTTCGGCCCACGATAACAGCGGCTCGCCCGATGCGATGATCCGCTCCCGGAGCCGCAACAGCTGCTCGCCTAGTCGCGTCTGGGGCGGCGTCGGCAGAACGGCCTCACCATGCAGTGTATTTTTCAGCGGCTCAGCCATTGGGCGTCTCACATTTGAAATCCTTGGCCATTATACCGATTTGGGTGACTGGAATGAAGCCCGTTTTGGCTCCGAACGGCTCGAACCGCGTCAGGGCGCAATAACAAGACAGTGCCGCATATCTTGATCGACGCTGAGGCACCGCATGAGTCTCATCTCGCGCCTCGGCGCCGTCGCGCGCGCCGTGCCGAATGTGTGGCGCGCGACGCGGTCGACCGACACCACCGCCGACGCACTCCTCTGGGGCGACCAGCTCTGGTCGGTGCCGTCGAGCGCCGGCGTCGAGATCAACCAACAGACGGCGCTCGGCGCCGTGTGCGTCATGGCGTGCGTCATGATGCTCACCGAGGACGTAGCGAAGCTGCCGGTCTCGCTTTACCGGCTTCGCAGCGACTCTTCACGCGAGCAGGTCACCGACCATCCGCTCGCCGCGCTCCTTGAAGAGCCCAACGAGTGGCAGGACTGGCTCGAATTTGCCGAGATGGTCCAGGTCGGGCTGGTGCTGCGCGGCAACGGCTACGCGGTGATCATCCGCGACTGGCGTGGCAAGCCGGTCAAGCTGGTGCCGATCAACCCGGACCGCGTGGCGCTGTGGGAGGCGCCGACCGGCGAGCTGTTCTATCGCGTCACGCCCTTCGGCCTGCACGAAATGGCCGAACTGCGCGACATGCCGTTCCTGATCCCGGCCGCGGATATGTTCCATCTTCGCGGCCTTTCGGTGAACGGCCTCATGGGCGCCTCGCGCATCGCAGTCGCGCGCGATGCAATCGGCTTGACCTTGGCGCAAGAGCGCCAGGCGGCACAGTGGATCGGCGCCGGCTCAAAGCCATCTGGCGTACTTTCGACAGATCAAAAACTCGATGGTCCGACCATCGAGCGTCTGAAGGGTCGCTGGAAGGAACTCAATGCCGGCGTGCAGAACGCCGGCAAGGCGGCGATCTTCGAGGCCGGGCTTAAGTGGACGCCGCTGTCGTTGTCGGCGCAGGAATTGGAGTTCATCGCCGCGCGGCAGTTCCAGGTGCAGGAAATCGCGCGGATGTTCCGTATCCCGCCGCACATGATCGGCGAGCTGTCGCGCTCGACCAACAACAACATCGTTCAGCAGGCGCAGGAATACGTCAATTACACGGTGTCGGGCTACACGCGGCGTTGGAAGGCGAAACTGAGCAAGACATTCGGCCTCGCCAAAGACGGCATCCATGTCGGCTTCGATCTCACTGAGCTGGTGCGCGCCGACATCACCGCCCGGTACAACGCCTACCGCGTCGGCATCATGAGCGGATTCCTCAAGCCGAACGAAGCCCGCATCGACGACGGCCGCGATCCCGATCCGGACGGCGACAAGCTTTTGCAACCCTCCAACATGGCGGTGGCGGGCAGTCAGTCGACCGGCACCGGACCCGATGATGCCGGCCGGCCGGAAGACGGCACGGTGAAATGAACGCCGAGAGAATGCGCATGCCGCAGATTTTGAAACCCTCCGACGTCACCGCGCGGCTCAAGGCCGGCCAGACGCCGCGCGACATCTTCTTCGACGCCAGCGGCGCGCGAACGGCGAAACTCGTCGGCGTCGAGGCAAGCGTGACTGCCGGGATCGAAGACCGCTCCGCCGACTTCGTCATCTCCACCGGGGCCCTGGACCGCTACAATTCCACCATCGCGGTCGAGGGATGGAAGACCGAGAACTTCGAGAAGAACCCCGTCGTGCTGTGGGCGCACGACGACACGATCCCAGCGATCGGCCGCGCCGAGAACGTGCGCGTGGAGGGCGGCCGGCTCAAGTCGCGCGCTGTGTTTGCTGAGCCCGACGCGCATCCACTTGCCGATACCATTTTTCGGCTGATCAAGGCGCGGTTCATCGGCGCCGCTTCGGTTAGTTGGATTCCGCTCGAATACAAGTTCGTCGAGGGTGGCGAGCGCGGCTTCGGTATCGATTACCTTGAACAGGAGTTGCTCGAATGGTCGGTGGTCAACATCCCGGCCAACCCGGACTGCCTGGTCGGCGCTCGGTCGCTCGGAATCGATACAAGCCCGCTCATTGCCTGGGCGGAGCGCACACTCGACCAGGGCGGCATGACGCTCATCCCGCGCGCTGAAATCGAAGCCTTGCGCAAGGCCGCGGGCGCGCCAGCCGTGTATGAGGTGCCGCCGTTTCTGCCGTCGCGCAGCGCCGACGGCCGGCAGCAATCCGCACCTGCTGCGAATGGCGGCAAACATCGGGGTGAAGACAAGTCCTTCGAGCAAAGCGCAGCCGCGCTCAATACGCTGTTTGCCAACGGTGTGCTGTCGGCCGACGAGTTCGCCGGGCGCCTCATCGCGCTCGCTTGCGATTTCGCGACCAAAAAAAAGCGCGCCGGCCGTGTGCTCTCGGAGGAGAATGAGCGCCGGCTGCGCGCAGCCCACGACCACTGCATGGCCGCCGGCGATCACGTCATGGGCGTGATCGAGCAAAATCACAAGCCCGACGGCGACGATGGCGACGGTGACGACGACGGCACCGACGAGGATCCCGAACAGGCGTCGCTCGCCGCGCCGGAATCGGAAATCCGCGCTCGTCGCGTGCGCCTGCTGCGGCTCGCCAAGCCCAGCTGACCACTGACCAACCCGCAATCGCTGACCTGTGCACGGGCCGCCCCGCGGGCCGCCCGCTATTGGAGACCAATAATGGACAACAAGCTGAACGAACTGCGCCAGGCGCGTGCCACGGCGATCGATGAGCTCGAAGTGCTGATCGGCGACAAGGAAAAGTTCGAGGCCAAGGAGCGCGACGTCGCCGGCTTCGATCAACAGATCGCGCAAGCCGAGCGAGTGCTGCAACTTGCAGCGTCGCGTGCGCGCCCTCATCCCGAAAATGGCGCGGGCAATCCGAGCGCTGCTGCGGTGCCAATCGTGCTCGATCCTTACTACGAGAGCAGCATTTCGGGGCGGCAAGTCCGTCGCGTGCCTCCCTTCGAGCACTATTTGCGCAAGGCGCGCGCGCTTTTGCGCGAGGGTGGCGAGACTTCGTGGGAGGGTCCCGGCCGCTTTCGTTCCTTCGGCGAGCAGCTCGTTGCGGTCGCGCGCTATCACATGACGCACGGTGCGGACGTTGACTCCCGCTTGGTGCGTGCGCCGACCGGCGCCGGCGAAATCGACCCGTCCGCCGGCGGTTTCCTAGTTCAGACCGACTTCGCCACCGCGGTGTTCATGCGCTCCTACGACATGGGGGAGATTTTGAGCCGCTGCGAGAAGTTCTCGCTCTCCACCACGGCCAATTCGATCAAAATTCCGGGCGTCGATGAAACGAGCCGCGCCACCGGGTCGCGTTGGGGCGGTGTGCAATCGTTCTGGGTCGGGGAGGGCACGCAGCCGACCGGCACCAAGCCGAAATTCCGCCTCATCGAGTACGACCTGAAGAAGCTGATGTCGCTGATGTGGGTCACCGACGAGCTTCTCGCCGACCAGTCGTTGCTCACCTCAATCGCCGGCAAGGCGTTCTCGGAAGAAATCATGTTCATGACCGAGGACGCGGTGTTCGAGGGCACCGGCGCCGGCCAGCCGCTCGGCGTCATGAATGCGCCGGCCATGATCACCGTGGCGACCGAGACCGGGCAGGCGACCAAGACCATCGTCTACGAGAACATCCTCAAGATGTGGTCGCGTTGTTGGGCGCGCTCGCGCCAGAACGCGGTGTGGTGGATCAATCAGGACAACGAGCCGCAGCTCTATGCACTGAGCCAGGTCATCGGTACCGCCGGAGTGCCGGTTTATTTGCCGGCGAACGGTCTCTCCGGTCAGCCCTACGGCACCCTGTTCGGTCGCCCGGTGGTTCCTGTGGAGTATAGCAATACGCTGGGCACCCAGGGCGACATCGTGCTCGCCGATTATTCGCAATACGGCATTGTCGATAAGGGCGGCATCCAGGCAGCGTCCTCGATGCATGTGGCCTTTCTCAGCGACGAAATGGTGTTCCGCATCACCTACCGCGTTGATGGCGAGCCGCTCTGGAACGCTCAACTCACGCCGTTCAAGGGCTCCAACACCCTCTCGCCGTTCGTCTCGCTGGCGAGCCGCTGATAGGACGCACCCATGGCCGAAGACAAGAAGCTTTCACCGCTCGAAGCCCTCGACAGGAAGCACGCCAGGGAGACGGCCGAGCGAACCGCCAAAATCGAGGCCGCTGCAAACGATCTACGCGCCGCGGAGGAGATGGTGCGGGAGGGCAGGCGCAAGCTCGCCGACCTCCAGCGCGACAAGGTCACCGCCAGCTTCGCCTACGACGCCGCGCGCGCCGAACTCGTGTGCCCGACAGCGCCGTCGGGCACATGAACGGGGTCAGGCTGCGGCGAGAGCCCGCTCGACCGCTTTGGGATCGGTTTCGATCACTTTGAGCAACACACGGGCTGGTCCCTCGGGGACACGGCGGCCTTGTTCCCAATCGCGTAGTGTGCCTGGCGGAATGCCAAACCGGGCCGAAAACTCGGCTTGCGACATTCCAAGCCGCTTGCGAATTGACTGCACGTCGATATCGCCGGGAAGGTGAACGCGATAGGTCGAAGCTTTCGCTTCGCCTCGCGCGATGGCGCGCGCTTCCTTGGCGGCCCGAATCAACTTCTTTCCGAGCTTGCTCATCACCGACGTCCTTTTCTCAGCTCCGCAACTCTTGGCTTTACGCCTGCGCGGTAGTCGTCCGCAAACCCTTGCAGTTCCTTGCGCAACTCGTTGCGTTCGGCCTGCGAGAGATCGGCGCGCTCGCCCTTGTTGATCAAGGCGAGCAACAGCACCGGAACATCATCGGCGGCAAAATAGGTAACCACGCGATAGCCGCCCGATTTGCCTTTGCCGCGCCCCGCAAACCTTACCTTGCGCGCGCCACCCGTGCCGGGGATCACGTCTCCTCGCGTCGGGTTTTCGGCGATCCGGCGCACGATGCGATCGTGCTGATCCTCCGACATGCCGCTCTGCGCAACGTCGCGCAGAAAGGTGGGCGTTTCGAGCACGGCGTGCACAGAGCTTATATACGGCAATGCCGTATAGACGTCAAGCGCCGTCCAATCACCGTCGTTCAATCGCTGAAAGGAGCCCACGATGGCCCGACAGTTTTCGCTTCCCGAAATCATCCCGCCGGTGGAGTTGCTGGCGCCGGCGGCTGATGCTGCTGGCCGCACCAGCGGCTACGTCAATCTCGGCAAGGCCGACAAGGCTTACATCGTCTGCCACGTCAACCAGGGTAACGCGGCGACGGTGCAACTGACGCCCCTTCAGGCGCAGGACACGTCCGGCACCGGCTCGAAGGCCATCGGCGCGACGCAGGTTTGGAGCGATCTCAACGAGAGCGCCGGCGATCTGCTCACCAAGCAGACGAACGTCGCGAATTATATGACCGACGCCGGACTGCACGGCAAGGTCGTCGTGTTCGAAATCTCGCCGCAGGACTGCATGGATGTCGCGAATGGCTTTCACACCATCGCTATCGAGACCGGTGCGTCGAACGCCGCAAACATCACCGAGGCCATGATCTACGTTCTGCATCGCTATCAGCAGGCGCAGCCGCCCTCGATCCTTTCTTGATGTCGGAAAGGAACCGCCATGTCGGATAAGGCTCGCATCCATTCGCGTTTCAACGCTGCGAACAATCTCGAATTTTTCGACCAGAACACGCATGAGCGCGTCTTCGCGCTGGCGGCTCTGTTCTACGAGGATGACTTCCTCGCCGCCGGAAAGCAGGCCTTCCCGACCACGGCAACGCAGGGCATCGACTGGGTCAAAAAGCTGGTTGAGACCAGCGGCTCACCGAGCGTGGCCGGCGTCGCCAGCGGCCAGTTCGGCCAAGTCCAACTCGCGCTCGATGCGACTTCAGAGAAACAGGAGGCGACGCTCTACTGGGCGGACAACAAGCACCTCGATCCCACGAAGGGGTTCGAGTTCGAATGCCGCGCGGCGCTCTCGGTGCTGCCGAGCGCCTCGGGCATCGAGGCGGTGTTCGGTGTCGCGTCAAGCTGGATCGACGGCCCGGACAACAACACCGAATATCTGCAATTCGGCGCGAGCGGCAATGGCACGATGTTGATGCGCTCGCAGGATGGCGCTCATCAGAACGCCATTTCGGCCGGCATCACCCTCGTCGCCGGCGCGTTTCATATTTTCCGCATCGACGCCAGCAACACGCAGGACGTCGGCTACTACATCGACGGTGTGCGCTACAACGCTGCCGGCCAGCTGACCTTCGGCGCCACCGGCCTGCTCCAACCCTATCTCTCGGTCTACAAGCCATCCGGCACCGGCGTCGCAACGCTCGTCGTCGATTACGTGCGTCTGTTCTCGAACCGCTCATGACGCATCCGCCGCGTTTCGATCGCGCCATGCGCGCCGATCGTGACTTTCTCAGCAATGGAACACATAAACGATGGCCGGCTCGATTGCTCTTACCACCGCCGATCTCGGCGGTGGCATCACCAAGTATTCGATCGCCTGGACCTCGGATGCGTCCGGCAACGTCAACGGCACCTCGATCGCGCTCAAGCGCGGTCGATTGCTGCAAGTAAAATTTGTGCCGACAAATGGCGGTGCGCAGCCTTCCAACAACTACGGCGCGACGTTGCTTGATGCAGACGGCGTTGACCTTCTCGCCGGCAAGGGAACAGCACTTTCAAATACAGCCGCGACCATCGCCGTGCCGGTCGTTTCGTCGACGAGTCCTGCGCTTATCGAGGGCGGCAACTACACGCCGACGATCTCGGCCGCCGGCAACGCCACCAATGGGCGCATTGATCTCTGCGTCGGCCTTGGCGGCTGAACGAGCGCTGACCGATGGACTTCGTCATCGTCTCGACCGTGGTCGCGTCGGCGACGGCCGCATTCCAAGGCCAGCAGCCATACGATGTCGTCGATCTTCCGACCGTAAAGGCCGAGCTGAACCTGATCGACGGCCGCAAGGACGCGCTGTTGCTGCGCTGGATCACGCAGGCGTCGGCCGCGGCGGCAAAGTTCTGCAACCGCGTCTTTGCCGTCGAAACCGTCCAAGACCAGATATTTCCGCCGCGGGACTATTTCCCGGCACCGACGGTGATCGGCGGCGTCATGCCGTTGCAGCTCTCGCGCTGGCCGGTCACGCAATCTCCAACGGTCACGGAGAACGGCGTGGCCCTCCTCGAAAACACCGACTTCATCGTCAAATACGATGTCGGCCAGCTTCTGCGCCTCGACGCGAAAGGCTGGCCCAGGCGCTGGCCGGCGTTGCCGACCGTTGTTCAATATCCGGCCGGCTACAAGCCCACCGATCCCGATTTTGCCGATGCCGTCGACGCCGTGATCCGCATGGTGAAGGCGCGCTATTTCGCGCAGGCGCGCGACCCGGCGCTGCGTTCGGAAAACATCGTGGGCGCTTACGAGGTGCAATACTGGTTCGCCTCCGGACCTGGCGCCGCGGTCGGCAACCTGACGCCGGATGTCGAGGCATTACTCGACAAGTACCGCGTGCCGGTCGTCGCCTGATCGAGGTCGTATCGTGGATAATCCCGGCGCCTTTACCCTCGGCGATTTCCAGATCGGGGCTGCAGGCCAGCTGGCGACGCAATTGGCACAGATTCCGAGCCTCGCCGGCATGCTCGCAGCCTCGCTGCAGGTGCGACTCTCCGGCGGCACCGGCGGCACCAAGATCAATGTCTACATCCAATCGAGCATCGATCAGAGCCAAAGCTGGTTCGATGTCGCCAACATTGCCTTTGCCAACACGCCAGGCGTCGAACTTCTCAATCTGTCCGCCCTCGACAAGCTGAGCACGCCGACGGCCCCGAGTAATCTCACGCTTGCCGACAACACGGTGCTCGATGGCCCGCTCGGCGATCGATTGCAGGCGGTTGTGATCTCGACCGGCACCTACGCCAGCGGCACGCTGGTTAGCGTCCGGGGCGTCGCGCGATGACCAACGCAAATGCGCTCGCGGGCTACCGCCGCGCCTTGGCGGCGCGCGGCGAGCCGGTGACGGTGCGCCGCATCAACGGTGATGCCGCCAGCACCGCGATATTCGATGCCAATGTGATCGGCATCGTCATGGATTATCTGCCGAAGCCGCCGGTCGGAACGGATAAGCCGGAGGGCGCGATCACGCTTGGCGCGCGCAACGTCGTCGTGCTGAACGACGACTTGCAGAACGCCCGGTTTCCGTTGCCGATCACCAAGAATGACAAGGTCGTGGTGCGCGGCGAGGAGCTGAACATCATGAGTGTTGATCCCTCGAAGCGCGGCGCCGCCGATGCCTGGGACATTGTGGCAATGGGCGCGTGATGACATCGTTAAACGTCGAGGTCGACGCGTCGAAAGCCAATCTGCGCCTCCAGGAAATGCCGGTGGACGCGCGCGACAACTTGATCGTCGCCGTTACGCTGTTGACCGGCGAATTGCAGGGCGCGGCGCGATCCAAGGCTTCCGGCGATCTCTTACAGGTGCGCCGCGGCAAGTTTGTCAAAAGCATCAAGGCTGGCGTCCGGACCGCCAAAAACTCGATAACGGGCCGCGTCTATAGCAAGGACGTGCGCGCGCATCTGTTCGAATACGGCGGCAAGACGCCGGCGCACGATATCGAGCCCAAAAACGCCAAGGCGCTCCTTTTGCAAATGCGCGGCGGTACGCTGTTCGCAGCGCGCGTGCATCATCCCGGCGGCGTCTATCAGGCCCTCGAAATCATTCATTCGGCTTTCGACGAGATGAAGCCAGAGATCGTCGCAAACCTGGAGAAGGCAGTTCACGAGGCCGCCAGCAAGGCATCGGGATGACATCGCGAAAATCGATCGCTGCGGTGCTGCTCAAGCAGCTCACCGCGGGCGGCCAGTTCACCAAGTCCGGCCGTCGCGATCGGGCGCCGGAACAGGCGGCAGCGCCGAAGGCGCCTGGGCTCTATCTGGTCAAGCCGCGCGAGGACTATCGCTATTCCGCCGAAGAACGCGGCGTGCCGCCGACGCGCGAACTCTATTTTCTCGCCGTGGTCTATACCGACGTCGGCGCTGATGCGACCGCCGTCCCGGCCGATATCATCGATGACTTGCTCGATGCGATCGATACGGCGCTGGCACCGTCCTTTGCTGATCAAACGAACAACGGCGGCCGACAGACGCTCGGCGGGCTCGTTTATGACTGCCGCATCGAAGGTGAGATTGAGTGCGCGCCGGGCGACAACCAGGGCAAGGGTCAGACCGCGGTCCCGATCAAAGTGACCCTGATTCAATATCCGTAAGGAGAAAGCGGATGGCAATTGATGACCCCGACGCGGCGCCCGCCGTCGCCGCGACGGCACAAACGCCGCCTGTCCACACGGTGATCGATGCGTGGTTCGTGGAATGGTTCCATGGCGCGCCTGCCATGCGCGACACCGAGGCCTTCAATCACGTTGCCCGCGCCAAAGACGATCTCAAGCGCCGGCTCGCAGAGGAGCACTGATCCATGACGCAATACGCCTTCGGCAGCGGCACCCTTATTGCCAAGCGTACTGATGTCGCCAACACGCCGCCCGCGCTGCTCGGCACGCTGCAAGACATCTCGCTCGATTTTGATCGCAAGATCGAGATGTTGCTCGGCCAGTACAATATGGCGGTCGCGGCCGGCGGCGGCGAATTCTCGATCAAAGGCAAGGCCAAGTTTGCCCGTCTGCAGGCGACCCAGATCAACAATCTGTTCCTCGGCCAGACGCTGACGGCCAATTCCATGCTGGAGATGACCACCGGGGAGGCGCAAACGGTCCCAGGCTCGCCCTATCAGGTGACGGTCGCCAACAGCGCAACCTTCGTCGAGGATTTCGGCGTCTTTAACGCTTCGACCGGCGTGCAGTTCAGCCCGGTGGCATCCGGCCCGGCGCAGGGCCAATACAGCGTCGCGGCCGGCGTTTATACCTTCAACTCGGCTGACACCGGCGCGGCGCTTCTCATCTACTACAGCTACACCGTTGCCTCGGGCAACAAGATCGCGGTCGCCAACGCGCTCATGGGGCCAACGCCCACATTCGAGGTTTCGCTCAAGGAGACCTTCAACTATTTCGGTACCACGAAGGACTTGCTGGTGAAGCTCAACGCCTGCGTTTCCTCGAAGCTGTCGCTGCCGTTCGCCAACACCAAGTTCGCGATTGCAGAGTTCGACTTCCAGGCGATCGCCGACGCCTTCAACAATATCGGCACCATCAGCCTGTCCGAGTGACTGGCGGTGCCGATCCTGCTGTTCATCAGTCACGCCGCGCTCTGCGAGGTCGCGTTCAATCTGTGCCTCGCCTGGCTCGGCGTTGAAAGGAGACCGTCGCTTGAGCCTTGAACGCGACGAATCGATCGAGCGCGCGCGCGCCGTGCGCCTCGCCAATCGGGATTTCTATGTGGCGCCTCTGTCGCTACGCCAGGTGCTCGCGGTCGCCGACGAGCTGCCGAAGCTCAAAGGCCTGACCGCAGACAACGTCACCGGCGAACGCATGACGCCACTCGCCGAGATTGTCTGGATCGGGCTGCACCGCGCGCATCCGAAGATGACGCGCGAGGAGTTCTTCGATCTCGACATCTCCATTCCCGAACTGCTCGCCGCCATGCCCACCGTCATGCAGCAGGCCGGCGGCCGGAAGCCGGAGGCCGATGCGGGGGAATCATCGGCGGCGAGCGATTCGACGAAATAGACTGGCGCGCGCTCGTCGCCGATCTTGTCATCGAGCTGGGCTGGACCCGCAATCAGGTCCTCGACGAAATCGACGTTCCATTCCTGGAAGATTTGCACCGCGCGTGGGCCGACTGGCCACCGCTGCGCAAGCTCGTCGCCGCCTATCTTGGCCACAAGCCCGGAAAGCCGTCGAAGAACATCCACGAATTGCTCGGGATGTTCCCCAACGGAATCATCAGGTGAGACGCAATGGCTGATGGCGTACAGGTCAAATTCGGCGCCAACATCGCCGATCTGGTCGAGGGCATTAACTCAGCGACCAACGAGCTGCGCCAGTTCGCCGAAGCGGTCGGCGCCATGTATCTGGCGGACAAGACCGCCGAGTTCGTCGCTCAGTTCGGCGAGATGGGCGAGAAGATCGAGCGCGGTGCAGCAATGCTGGGCGTCTCGACCACGGAAGTTCAGCAGCTCGGCATCGCCTCGCAATTGTCCGGCGCCAATCAAGAGACATTGGTCAAGTCGGTTGAGCGGCTGCAAGTCAATCTGCAGCACGCGCTTGTCCCGACATCGCAGCAAGCGCAGGCGTTGCGCGCTCTCGGACTGTCGGCGCAGCAAATGCTTGCCGTGCCGATTCCCGAACAAGTCAACCTGATGGCCGACGCCTTCAAGCGTTTGGTGGATCAAGGCATCAACCCGACGTCGCTCGGCATGATGCTTATGGGTCGCGGCGCTATGGAAATGGCGCCCGAATTGGAAAAAGGTCGCGCCGGGCTCGAGGAGATGCGCCAGCGCGCCGAGGACGCGGCCACGGTGATGACCGGGCAGAGCGTCACAGCGCTGGCAGAGATGAAGCAGTCGGCCACGCTGCTCGAAGCCAGCTTGAAATCGCTCGGCGGCACGATCATGGGGCAGGTTGCGCCCTCGATCACCGAGTTTGACAACCAGTTGGCGCATTCGGTCGGCAACATCACGGCACTTGTTGCCACCGGGCAGTTTGCCGACTTCGCCATGAAGGCGCTCGGCAGCGACATGCTGCTGGTCGCCGATTACGCCAAGCTGTTGGCGCAGGCCTTCACCGATCTGGTGCTGCTGAACTGGGGCGAGTTCAGCAAGCATTGGAAGGAGAACATGGATGCTCTGGAGGCCAACGCCAACGAGTCGCTCGGCCAGGTCGACGACGTGTTGGAAAAGGCCCGCCTGCAATACAAGGCGTTGCTCGATCAGGCCAACGAGACCACTAAGAACCTGAAGCCGCCGCCGGGGTTCGGCGGGAATCAGGACGCACTGAAGGCGGAACTGGAGGCGCTGCAGGCGCAGGTCGCGGCGCAGAACGCCTACTATCAGTCGCAGGTCGAGCGCATCAATTCGCTCGCCAAGACCTTCCAGATCACCGAGTCGCAAAAGACCCAAATGCTGCTGGCGGCAGTCAACCAGCGCGAGGAGTTCCAGGCCGCCGAACTGCAACAGGCACTCGGCCTGCAAGGCCTCAGTCAGTCGCAATATCAGAAGTATCAGGACGAGCTGACCAAGATTCACCAAAAGGCGACGGCCGATCGCCAGAAGATCACCAACCAGGCGGCGCAGATGGAGTATGCGCATTGGAAGGCCGCCACCGATGCAATATCGAGCGCTTTCAACAGCCAGTTACGCGGGCTCCTCGCCGGCACCACGACGTGGAGCCAGGCGATGAAAAGCATTGCCGGCGACCTCATCATCAAGATGATCGAGGACGCCTTGAAGTACGAGCTCGAATGGCTCGCCTCGCAAGCCCGCGTCCTCGCCGGCCATCTCGCGACCGAAACCGGGATGACGTCGGCGACCGTCGCCGGCACCACGGCGCGCACCACGGCCGAACAGACCGGCGCCTCCGCCGGCATGCTGGCGAATGTCGGCGCCGCGATCGAGGCGATCATGCGCGATGCCGCGCAAGCCTTCGCCGGCGTGTTCGCCTTCCTGGCTCCGGTCATGGGTCCGGCGGCGGCCGGACCCGCTGCGGCGGCTCAGGCCTCGGTCTCGGCCGCGGCGATCTTCGATGTCGGCACCAATTACGTGGTACGCGGCGGCTTGGCGCTGATCCATCCGGGAGAGACGATCATCCCGGCCGCCCGCGGATCAGGACCCTACACCGGCGGCGGAATGGGCACACAAGTCCATGCCCCGGTCAGCATCAGCGTCTCGGCGCTCGATTCGCAGAGCGTCGCCCGCTTCTTCAACGACAATTCGAAACACATGCTGCGTGCGCTAAATGACGCCGTGAAGCGCGGCGCTCACCTCGGGCTGCGGGCCATCAATCCATGACCTGGCCATGGGCTACATCAATGGCGTAAATCTGCTGCCGTCGACCGGCGAATTCAGCTACGACACCGTCCCCTATCTCGGCCAACGCGTCACCGAATCCATTCTGACCTCGATCAACCGCTACGCCAATGGCGGTCCGCTCGCGGGAGCCGGCTCGACCACTGACTACACGATCGCGCTCAATAACCTGCAAGCGCAGTTTCCCAGCTGCACGACTGTCGCCCTCGTCGTCGCCTGGTTCGGCAACTCGACCGACATCACCGCCTGCCAGATCTATCCCTCGACCACCTACATCGGCGGCACGTTCCAGCAGGCGGCAGGCGGGTCGGACGTGTGGCGATGCTCGGGCCTGACGCAATTCTCGCCCGGCCTTATCCCGATCCCCTCCGTCAATGGCACGTTCATCTATGGCGGCACGCCATCGGACCAATCGATCGTTCGCTGTATCCAGGACCTGAAATCGCGCGGCCTGCGCGTTGTCTTTTATCCGTTCATCCTGATGACCGCGGCAGGCGAGCCCTGGCGCGGGCGCATCACCTATAACAGCGCGGACATATCGAGCGGCGCGACGGTCGCGGTCAACGCCTTCCTTGGCAGCGCCGCGACCTCGCAGTTCACGCGTGATGCGACGAACCTGACCGTCGCGTATTCGGGATCGCCGACCGATTACACCTTCCGGCGCATGATCCTGCACTACGCAAACCTGTGCGTGGTCGCCGGCGGCGTCGATCTTTTCCTGCTCGGCTCCGAATTCCACAGCATCGAGACCATCCGCGGCCCGGCTTGGACTAAAGCTGGGACGACCGGCAGCGATGGGCGCGTGACGTGGGACTATCCGTTCGTCAACGGCTTGATACAGCTCTCCGACGACGTGCGCAGCATCTTCGACGGAGCGGGACTGACAAAGGACCTGACCGGGCTGCACAACCTCGTCAGCTATTCGGCCGACTGGTCGGTCTGGATGGGCTACCAGCATCCGGGCGCGAACGGGCAATGGCGGCACCTCGATCAGCTCTACGGCCACGGCAACATCGATATTGTCTGCTTTGACAATTACCTGCCGTTGTCAGACTGGACGACTGGCGACGGCGGGCTCGACGCACAGAATTGGCTCGATCCGGCGCCGACCGTCGCTTGGCCGCCAAGCCCGGCCACCTTCAACGGTCTCGGCATGTCGGGGCAGCCGACGATTCACAGCAAGGCGTATCTGAAAGCGAACATCGAGGGCGGCGAGAAGTTCAATTGGTTCTACAACGACAGCAACAATCTCGGCCTCGGTCTCGATCCGAACGGCACCGATCTGCACGTGTCGGTGCCGGAAGGCGACCGGCTCACGCAGTCGCGTAACCAGTATTATCCGAACCAGCAATTGCTGGCGAATAAGCAACTGCGCTGGTGGTGGAACAACGACCATCAGGCGGTGTACGACGATGGCGACGGCAGCGGCTGGTCGCCGCACGGCCCCTACACCGAATGGAATCCGCAATCGAAGTCGATCTCGTTTGCCGAGTACGGTTTCCCGGCCTGCGACCGCGGCACCAATCAGCCGAACGTCTTCTATGCTCCCGACTCGGTCGAGAGTTTTACGCCGTTCTGGTCGATCTGGGACCCGAGCCAGAGCACTGCGGGCGGCTATTGGCCGAGGCGCGATGACGAGCTGCAACTGCTCGCGCTGCAAGCCCTCTACGAATACTGGGTGACCGACGGCAACAACGAAACGTCAAGCGGCGGCGTGCCGATGATCCAGATCGCGTTCATGTCGGTCTGGAATTGGGACGCGCGGCCGTTCCCCACGTTCCCGCAGATGTCGGAAGTGTGGGGCGACACCGGCAACTGGCCGGCCGGTAATTGGCTTTCCGGCAAGGGACCGTTTCTTATCCCGGTCGTTCCCGACGATCCGCCGGCACCCGGTCCATATGCGGTCTTCCCGGCCGTGCCGACCGTCGGATGGTCGGTGCATTATTCGCCGATCTTCTCGACCGGCGCTGCGCTGCATGTCTCCGGCCGCGAAGTGCGTGCCGCCAAGTATGTTTCACCGGTGTGGGAGATCGAGCTCAAGTTCGACCTCTTGCGCATGGTGTCGCCCAACACCGAGTTGCAAGCGATCGTCGGCTTCTTCGAAGAATGCGAGGGCGAAGCGATATCGTTCTATTTCGAGCCGCCGACGTTCTCGCCGGTTTCCGGGCAGGCGCTCGGGACCGGCGACGGTTCGACGACGACGTTTTCCTTCACGGTATCGATCGACTCGGCCACGCTGTCGCCGGCAGGCATCGGAACGGTCTCCGCCGTCTATCTTAACGGCCTTCCGCAGTTGGGCGGCTACACCGTCAACACAATGCCGCTGGCGCCGTCCGTGACGTTTGCCGCGGCGCCAGCCGCCGGCGTCGCCGTGACCGCAGACTTCCACTGGTACCTCCTCTGCCGGTTTGACGACGACAGCGAAGATGTCGAGGAATTCATGGCCGCGCTCTATGCGCTGCGGTCGCTCAAGCTGCGAACGGTGCGGTCATGACGACGCCGCCTTCGCTGCCGGCACTGCCGGGGCTCGCCTGGTCGCGGCACAAGAAGCCGGGATTTTCCACTCGCGTCGCTTCGCACGCGTCTGGCCGCGAGGTGCGCGTCGCGCTGATGAGCTACCCGCTCTATGAGTTCGAGGCGGTCTATCGCGGGCTGACATCGTCGAGCAGCAACTTCGCCGGGCTCGGGGCAAATAGCTTGCAGAGCCTCATGGGGTTCTTTCTGCAACTCCAAGGGCAATTCGGGACGTTTCTTTACACCGACCCCGACGACAACACTGTCGCCGCCCAGGCCGTCGCGAGCGGGGATGGCTCGACCACGTCGTTCACCATCATGCGGTCGCTCGGCGGCTTTCTCGAACCCGTGGGCTGGGTGAGGGCGCTTTCGAACGTCTATCTCAACGGCGTGAGGCAGACGAGCGGCTTTAGCCTCGCAACGCCGAACACGCTCAACTTCACTTCGGCGCCGGGCTCGGGCGTCGTCGTCTCCTCGGATTTCTCTTACGCGTTCCAGTGCCGTTTCCTCGACGACCAGATGGATTTCGAGGAGTTCATGGCAGATCTCTGGAAGCTTGCCAGCATGAAGTTCCGCAGCGTCAAGCCCTGAAAAAAATGAAGCCGGCGTCCTCTGCGCTCATCCGCTATCTCAACGCGGCGCGCGCGAGTCCCGACGTGCCGCTGTTCATGGCCGACACGTTCACCTTCACGCTGCGTTCTGGTCTCGTGCTCTGCTACACCAACGTCGACGTATCGTTCAGCTATAACGGCAACACCTATCTCGGTAATTCCATCCTGGTCGACGGATTGAAATACAAGGCCGCCGTCGGGCTCGAGGTCGATCAGCAACAGATCACGGTCTCCGCGCGCTCGACCGACACGATCGCCGGCGGGGCACCGTTTCTTCAGGCGTTGCGCGACGGCGCTTTCGACGGCTGCGAGATCGAGCGCGACCGCGTGTTCTTCTCCGACCGCATCGGCGGCACTGCGGTTGGCTCGGTGCTGCTGTTCAAGGGGTGGCTCGGCAACGTCGACCAGATCGGACGGACGACCGCAAAGCTCACGGTCAATTCCGACCTCGTGCTGCTCGATATCGACATGCCGCGCAATGTGTATCAGCCGACCTGTCTGCATACGCTCTATGATTCCGGCTGCACGCTCGTAAAGAACGCCTTCGGCAGCAACGGCACCGTCGGGTCGGGCTCGACAGCCTCGGTCGTCAACTGGTCCGGCGCGAACGCGAACTTTCCGCAGGGTTCGATCACCTTCACTTCGGGGGTGAACGCCGGAGTAACCGCGACGGTTGGCTCAGTGACGGCGGGCGCCTCGCTCACCCTGATCTATCCGCTGCAAAGCCCGCCGGCGCCGGGCGATACGTTCACCGTTTACCAGGGCTGCGACCACACGCCGGGCACCTGCCAGAGCAAGTTCAATAATCTCGCGAACTTCCGCGGTTTTCCGTACGTGCCGCCGCCGCAGATGGCCATCTGAAAAATGCTCGACATCGAGGGCAGGCAGCGCGCCGCCGTGGTGGCGGAGGCGCGCTTATGGATCGGCACGCCCTATCACAACTGCGCCGACATCAAGGGCGCCGGCGTCACTCGCGTATCAGGGCACTGCTTATCTGTGCGCTCCAAACTACAGCTTGGGCAGCAGCGCGACCCTCGACAATCACAACTTCGAGGTTGAAGGGTTCTTCTTCGGCACCGGCTACGGTCCCGGATATGCCACCGGCGCCGATGCCGACCCCTCCCTCGTCGTTTCCGATTTTCTCACGAACCCGCAATACGGCGTCGGCTTTCCGCAGGCCTCGATTGATGCCACGACGCTGTTTGGCTCCGGCGGCGATGCCTCCTATCAGACGTATTGCCGAGCGGTGGGACTTTCGCTTTCGCCGGCGCTGACCAACCAGGAGCGGGCCTCGTCGATTCTCGGACGATGGCTTCAAGTGACTAACACCGCCGCGGTCTGGTCGGGCGGGCGCTTGAGGTTCATTCCGTATGGCGACAGTGCCGTCAGTGGCAACGGCATAACGTTCAATCCCAACGTGACGCCGCTCTACAATCTCGGCGACGACGATTTCAAGGTCGAGAAGAACGCGGACCCGTTGCAGGTCTCGCGCTCCGACCCTTACCAGGCCTACAACGTCTGGCGCTTGGAGATCGCCGAGCGCGGCAACGCCTACAACCTCACCAGCGTCGAGTCGCGCGACCAGAACGCGATCGAGCTTTATGGCATGCGCATCGCCCCGACGGTGACCGCGCATGAAATCTGCGACCCGAACGTCGCGCTCATCTCCGGCCAGCTCATCCTCCAACGCGCCGTCTATATCCGCAACACCTACAAGTTCCGGCTGTCCTGGGAATATTGCCTGCTCGATCCGATGGACCTCGTCACGGTCACGGACTCGATCCTGGGTCTGTCGAACGCGCCGATCCGTCTCACCGAAATCGAGGAGGACGAAAACGGCTTCCTGAGCGTCACGGCCGAGGAGTTCCCACTCGGCGCCGCCACGGCGACGCTCTATCAGACGCAGGCGGTCACGAATAATCCGATCAATCGAGGCGCCGCTGCTGATCCTGTCAATCCGCCGATCATCTTCGAGCCTCCCTCAGCACTGGTTGGTTCGACGGCGCAGGTCTGGATGGCAGTATCCGGAGGCGCTGGTGGCGTTGCCGATCCCAACTGGGGCGGAGCCAACATCTGGCTATCAGTTGACGGCACCACGTACACTCAAATCGGTCAGGTCGTTGGGCCGTCAAAGCAAGGCGTGCTCTCGACGCCGCTCCCGGCGTTCAGCGGTTCGAACCCGGACACGACCGACACGCTCGGCGTCAACATGGCCCAGAGCGGCGGCGTTCTGGCGACGGCTACGGTTGCCGATGCCCAGCTTGGCAACACGTTGTGCGTGGTCGATTCCGAACTCGTCTCCTATGCGACTTCGACGCTTACGTCGGCGAATAACTACGGCCTGACCTATCTCTATCGTGGCCTCTACGGGACGCTGGTTGCTTCGCACTCGTCCGGCGCGCCGTTCGCGCGGCTCGACAGCGCGATCTTCAAATACGACTTGCCTGCCGAATACGTGGGCGTTGAGCTCTACATCAAGCTGCAATCGTTCAACGTCTTCGGCGGCGGCGTGCAGGACCTCTCCACCTGCACCGTATACACCTACACGCCAACCGGCGCGGGCTTTGCCGATCCGATCGCGGCCCAGATCGCCAGCGGCTTCCCGCCGGATCTCGGAACAGTGTCGGCGCCCGCAACCGTCTTTGACGACTTTGGCTCCATCACGGTCGCGGCCACCGGCGTTCTCGACCTCGGTAGCCTGACCTCATGAGCGAACAACTGCGCCTGCGCGGCGACACGGCCACCAATGTCGCTGCCTATACGGGTCCCGCGCGCGAAACGGTCGTCGATACGACGAACAACCGGCTTGTCTTGCAGGACGGGATCACGCCGGGCGGCTGGCCAGCCGCCAAGCTCGCGGAGGTCCCGCGCCTCACGCGCACCGCGATAGCGGCTTCCTATTCGGCGGTGCCGAGCGATCGGTTGATCGCCGTCACCGGGATAGTCGCGCCGATCACCATTACTTTGCCGGTCGCCTCGACGTTTCAGCAAGGCGCTCGGCTCCTGGTCATCGACGAGAGCGGCGCCTGTTCATTCTCGAAATCGATCACGGTCGTCCCGCAGGGGTCCGACGTTCTGGTCGGCGTGTTCTCGAACACGATCACGACCGCGCTCGGCTATCTCGAACTTGAAAGCAACGGCGCCGGCCAATGGACGATGTCCGACGGGTTGACGGTCGGGTCGCCGACTGGCGCGTCAGCGGCAACGGCGACCTCGGGCACCACGGGCGCATCCGCATCGCCGTTCAGCGGCCAGGCATTGATCGCCGTGCCGAAAACCGTCTTCGCCGCGACGATCGCTGAATCTCGCCTGAAGGCCGGCATGCGACCGGTCGTCTCGGTCGTCAATCCGCTGCTGATCACCAAGGGGCTGGCCGTCGATGTCTGCATCACCGGCTTCGCGCCTGGATTCATTTCCATCGCCGGCGTCGTCTTCATGATCGATGGCCGGCCTGCGCCCGACGGCGTCGCGCGCCTCCTCCTCGCCCTGAACTACATGGGAGTCTGAAATGCTCAACGGGTTTGCTTCGTCCTTCACCCAGCGCCCCGCCAAGGCGACCGACGGCCCCGCGGAAATCACTCCGCGCGGTAACGGCTACGGCGAGTCGTTCAGCCAGCCGGCGAGCTCGGATGGGCTCGATGTGTTCCTCAACGAAGGCTCCTATTACTCAGGCGTGATGTCCGGCTACGTGCCCGGCACCGGCTTTACGGCCGCCGCGCAAGCGACCTTTTCCGACTCCTCGGCGATGCTCATGCTCAAGACCGCCGCGGCGACCGCAGGCGTGCCCGTCGGGGTGCGACTCGATACCATCAAGCTCATCTGCTCGAATGTCGGCACCGGCATCACCGCAATGCGCGCCGTCGCAGTGCTCGACAGCGTCACGCGGTGGGGCTCCGGTCCCGGCGGCTCGACGATGACCTTCAGCGCCAACGGCAATATCGGCTCGCAGCAGGGCTCAATCAGCCAGGCGGTCTGCGGCAACCTCGGCTCCGGCTCGGCGACCGGCAACAAGCGCATCGTCGGCCAGTGCGTGCTGAAAGCGGCGGCGCCGGTGCTCAACGATGAATTCGTGCTGCGCTTTTCCAACGCGGCCCAGCCCTCCGGTTCGACCGCGAGCGCTTCGGCGGCGACGATCGTTCGCCACATGGAGCCGCTGATCATCGCGCCGGGCTGGGTGTTCATCCTGCATGCGTTCTTCACCGGCGTAACTACCGGGCCGCAGTTCGAGCCGGTCGTCACCACGATCGAGCGCTGACGCCGCGCCTCCCTCTCTCTGAAACTTCCAAAAAGGTGATCTGATGCGAGCCGTTCTCGCCACGGGTATCCTTGCGCTTTCAATCCTTTCGGCGGCAGGGCCGGTGCAAGCCGCGCACCGGCACGCCTTCTCCAATCGCGTGCACCTGCACCGCGTTGTCGGCGCCCGCCATCACGTCCGCTACTCGCATCGGCTGCGTGGGCATCGGCCAGCCGGCCATGCGGTCGCGGACATGATCCGGGGCGGGCTCGTGACGGTCCACACGGCGGCCGGCATTTCGATCACCGTCGCCGCAAATCTCGCCGCGCGCTTCCAGGCTCTGATCGCAGACTTTGTGGCGCACGGCTACCGGCCGCGCAGCATCGGCTGCTTCGCGCAATCGGGGCACGTCCCGAACTCGCGGCATTACGCCGGCGCGGCCTGCGATTTCGACCAGCGCGGATGGGGTATGACGGCGCCGTTCATGTATCGCGCACGTTCAATCATCGCTTCGCACGGTTTCCGCGACGGCTGCTCGTTCTCGCGTCCCGACTGCGGCCATGTGGACGACGGTGTCGGCGTCGGCCGGCGCTCCCGCCGCTACGCGCAGCGGCTCTAGGCCTCCAACCAAATCCCTCGATCCGAGCCGCGCCGCTGTCGGCGAGCGCGCGCATTCCGCTACTTCAAATACAGGAGTGGGCGCATGGCCGCCATCATCGATACCAATCACGACACCACTCGCCATCTCGCAGCGCTCAAGACCTCGGGCGTTCGGACCATCATCCGCTATCTCTCGTCGATCGATCCGGCCGGTGAGAAGTGTGTCAAAGCAGCGGAAGCGCATGCGATCGCTGCGGCTGGTTTGCGGCTCGGCCTGGTCAACGAAGGCTGGGGCGACTTCGCCCATGGCGGGATTTCCGCGGGCGCCGGCGAGCGCGACGGCGAATGGTGCGCCAGGTACGCGCCGCAGGTCGGCGCGCCGGACAGCGCATGCGTCTATTTCGCGGTCGATGTCGACGCAAGCGCAACGCAGATCAGAAAGCTCGTCATTCCGTATTTCGCCGCGATCAACGCGGCGTTCAAGCAGCTCGCGCCAAAGCTGCGCGTGGGCGTTTATGGCTCTGGCGCGGTCTGCGAGGCGGTGATTGCGGCTAAGCTCGCCGACTTGGCTTGGCTCTCGTGCTCGCTCGGCTGGTCCGGCTCGCGCGACTTCCTCGCATCGAACAAATGGACGCTGCGGCAGCACGTGCCGCAGGCAATCGCCGGGATCGATAGCGATCCCGACGGCGCCAATGGCGACTTCGGCGACTTCGTTCCGTTCGAGGTGGCAACGTGAGAGTCGCTGTTCTCGCGGTCGCGCTCTCGCTTGCGGCCTTCGCCGCGCGCGCCGAGAGCGGCATCGCCTCGGTGTACGACACGAGGTCCGGCACGCACACGGCCTCCGGCGAACGGTTGAATGAACGGGCGCTCACGGCCGCGCACAAGACGTTGCCGTTCGGGGCGATCGTGCGCGTGACAACGCGAGCGGGTCGCTCCGTCGTGGTGCGCATCAACGATCGCGGCCCTTACGTGCGCGGGCGGATCATCGACCTCACGCCGGCCGGCGCGCGGGTGCTCGGGTTCAGCGGCTTGGCGCATGTCACTATCGAGAGGCTGAGATGAAACGCGTTGCCATCGCGGCGCTCGCGTTGGCGCTGACGAGCCACGCCGCAATCGCCGAACAAGCACGCATCTGGATCAAGTATGGCGTCGGCGGATATTTCACGTCATACGGCATGGGGCCCGGCTCCGGTTCGCTCGCCGACGCGATTGCCGCCAAATTTGGCTCCGCGGTCAAAGTCACTAGCTACTACCAGTGGACCGACGCAATCGCCGCGACCGTGAATGCGACGCCGGTGAGCATCAAAGTGATGATCGCCGGCTATTCGTGCGGCGCTTCTGAACTCCCGCTCGATGCCGTCGCGGTTCACCGTCCCGTCGATCTTCTCGCCGGCATCCAGGCTTCGGTCTGGTGCGGCAGCTATTTGCTGCCGGCCAACGTTGCCGGTGCGCTGGAAGTCTACAACCCAACCTGCCCCATGACGCTGGGGCTCGGCTGTCGGCTCTATCAGCCGGGTCCTGGATTCGCCGGCGGACGGCTCACGGTCGTCGTCCGATATGACATGCACCCGTATGCCGACATCGATCCCGATGCGCATGCGGATGTCATCGAGGCGATCGGCAAAGCCATGACGGCAAAGCCGAAGGCCGCGCTCCACGAGAGCGGCGCACCGCAAATCATCGTTCGCCAATCAACATGGAGGTGATCATGGCAACGCAACGCGACTACCAGGTCGGCGAGAACGCCGCGCGCCAATGGCTCAACGCCAACGAGAGCTTTTACGCCGGCATGGTTCCGCAAAACGTCGTCGAGGGCGTCACCAAGGCCATCGTCGACGCGGTCGACGCCGACCGCGCCAAGCGCAATCCACCGAAGGAGCAAACCCCATGAACCAGGACCAGCTTGGCGGCATCATCCGTGCCGTCGTTCCGCCTCTCGTTACTTACCTCGTGGCGAAAGGCATCATTCCGGCCGGCTCCGCCGACGCCCTGATTTCCGCAGCGGTCGCAATCGCAGCAGCGGCCTGGAGTGTCGTCAACAACAAGACCGGCAAGACCATCGGCCAGTAGCGCGTCGCTGCTCGTCCTCCCTTCTCTCCCATCCCCACAATCCGAAGGAGTTACCGCATGCGCAAGCTCATGCTTGGCGCCGTCATGGCCACTGGCCTGGCGGCATGCTCGACCACAAACGGAGTCACCACCATCGACCCGAATTTCATCGCTTCCGTGCAATCGATCGCCTCGACGGCGTGCAGCGTGATCCCGACCGTCGACAGCATCATCGCGATCTTCAATTCGGGCATTGCCGCCACGGCAACCGCGGTCGCCAATGCAGTGTGCACGGCGGCGCCGCCCAAAGCCTCCCTGGCGTTCAAGGCGCTGCCGCTGCGAGCGGCGGCCCCCGACAGCCCCGCGGTGATCGGCACGATCAATGGCGTCACCGTCATCGGCTGGCGCGCCGGCGCGGTCAAGTTCGGTGGCAAGCGGTGACGTACAGGCTCGGCAAGAAACCGGCGCGCGAGTGGGGCGGGGGTTCACGCTTCCGCCTCGCGCGCTACGCCGACACGGCCGCGCTGCCGGCGCTGCCACAGGCCTTCGGCCACGGGGGCCTTATCAGCTCGTGGCCGATGCTCGCCAATGATCGCTACGGCGATTGCGTGTGGGCCGGTGCCGCGCACGAAACCATGTTGCTCGCCAAGGAGGCGGGCAACACGGTGAACTTTACCGACTCGAATGTGCTCTCCGATTATGCGGCGGTCACCGGGTTCGATCTCAGCGATCCGAGCACGGACCAAGGGACCGACATGCAAGCCGCAGCGAGCTATCGCCGTAAGACCGGCATTCTTGATGCGAGCGGCAAGCGGCACGGCATCGCCGCTTATCTCGCCGTAGATGCCGCCAATACGCAGCACATCCTTCTCGCCGCTTACCTCTTCGTCTGTGGCGTCGGCTTGCAACTGCCCTCGTCCGCGTTTGACCAACTCGACAAGGGGCAAACCTGGGATGTCGTCTCCGGTTCGCCGATCGAAGGCGGCCACTACGTGCCGCTGATTGGGCGCCAGGATGATCTGCTCGTTTTCGTATCCTGGGGCCGCATCCAGTACGCCACGCAGCAATTCCTGGCCACGTATTGCGACGAGGCCGTCGCCTATCTCTCCCAAGAGGACCTGGTCAATCAGAAGTCCCCAGACGGATTCGATTACGCGACGCTCAGCGCCGACCTGAAGGAATTGGCATGAAACGAGCCATTTTCGCGGCCGTTGCGATGGTCGCTGCCGGCCTAGTACCTTTGCACAGTGATTATGACTCTTTGGATGTGTCGGGATAGGCGCGGCCCATTTTGGTGCGGGCTTTGTCGGTTGTGAACATCCATTTGATGCGGGCGGCGGCGGCGTTTCGCTGTCGTTCCCAAGCGGCGATTTCGCTGACGAGGCGCTTTGGGTCGTCGATTCTGCGGTCCAGGCACTGACCGCGTAGCACGCCGATCTCGATCTCGACCATGTTGAGCCAGCTGGCATGCTTGGGGGGTGTAGTGGAACTCCAGGCGGCGCAAGATGCGCCGGGCTTCGGCGGGCGCGAAGGCCTCATAGAGGGCGCCGGCTGAGTGGGTCGACAGGTTATCCTGGACAACCCGGATGCACTCGGCGTCGGGATAATGGACATCGGTGAGTTCGCGCATGCATTGGGCGTAGTCTTCGGCAGCGCGCCGCTCGGTGACTTTGACCTTGCGCCACGGCCGGTGGACGTCGATGCAGACGAAGAGATTGACGGTGCCGTTGCGGCGGTACTCGTAATCGTAGCGTTCGAGTTGGCCCGGCTCGGCCGGGATCGGCCGGCGCACCTCGCCGATGAGCTGGACCGGGCTCTCGTCGAAGCAGACCACCGGCCGCGTGGGATCGGGCGCTTCGGCATAGAGGTCGAGCACATCTTCCATGCGGGCGACATATTCGCCGTCGACCTTGGGAATGCACCACATGTCCTTGCGCCACGGCTTGAGGCCGTTTTCGGCCAGCCGCCGGCGCACCGTCTCGTGCGACAGGCTCTCGTGCTCGGTGAGCTTGACCATGGCGTCGGCCAGCAGTTCCAGCGTCCAGCGGGCGCGGCCCGCAGGCGGGTTCGCGCACGCGGTTGCCACGAGCAGGGCTTCCTCCTTGCCCGTGAGCTTGCGCTCCGCTCCAGGCCGTGGGTCCTCGCTCAGCGCCCGTTCCAGATTGCCTTCCACGAAGCGCCGCTTGGTCCGGTACACGGTGGAACCGCCCACCGCCACGGCGCGGACAATCTCCGCGTCGCTGCTGCCGGCGTCGGCCGCCAGCAATATTTGGGCTCGCTTGAGCTTGCGGGCGGCTCGCTTGCCTTTACTCAACATCGTGATGAGCTCACCGCGTTCGGCTTGGCTCAGTTCGACACGATAAACTACATTCATCTCGGCCTCCTTGTCGGAGCCCCAGACGAATCGACCTATGAATCAAAAATCAGGCGCTGCTCGTCGCCCCAGCGGGCAAAGCTTCACCGAAAAGCAAGGCCAGTATCTGGCCTTCATCTACGCCTACTCGCGCATGTTCCGACGACCGCCTGCCGAGGCCGACATGCAACGCCACTTCCGCGTCAGCCCACCCTCGGTTCACCAGATGGTTCTCACCCTCGAGCGAGGCGGCCTTATCCGACGCCAATCCGGCGTCGCCCGAAGCATCGAACTCCTCGTCGCCCCGGAAAACTTGCCCATCTTAAAATGATCGAAAATCAACCAGTCAAAACCTCCGTGCAGAGGTACTAGTCGCCACGTCATGGGCAGCGCCTCCAGTCGAAGCGATCGAGCTTGCGTTCAATCTGAAACCCGGCATGAGCATTCCCATCGTCATGCAGACTGGCGAACAATACCGCATCGAGTATCGCGGCATCGAGGCGCGGCGCGACGGCGAATACGCCTTGGTATTCCGTCTCAAGAAATGA